CAAGAAACCATTAGATGTGAAGTCACCATCCATCAATGCTCCTGCCGCCGCGACATTAGTAGCATCAGTAACATCAGCACTTGCTTCAATAGCATCTAACTTAGTTATCTGAGTCGAAGTCACTAGACCAGTTTGCGAAGAAGTAGCATTCGGAATAGCAGATGTGTATTCCACGTTTGGCTTATTGAGAATCTTAGCGTCACCACTAGAAGCACTCCAATCAGATTGTACGTTTACTTCCGCACCTGCCGCTATGCCACTCAGTTTGGTTCTCTCTGCGCCACTAATTATTACTCCACTACCTGCATCGGTGATTCCATCTATCTTAGCAATGGTAACCGCATCGTCTACAATTTTAGCAGTAGTAACCGCATCATCTATTATTTTAGCAGTAATTACCGAATCTGTTGCTAGTTTTCCTGAAGTGACTGCATTACTGTTTATCTTACCAGTTGTTACACCGAGGTTAGCAATCATTCCAGTAGCAATAGTCTGCGAATCTCCGGTTGTAACTACTGTGCCTGTAATGTCAGGAAGAGAAATTACTCGGTCAGCAGTCGGGTCTATAATGCGAAGAGTAGTTTCGTGGTCATCACCAGTTGCTCCTTCAAAGACGAGAGCATCTTGAACGTTAATTTCTGTTTGATTAATGGTAGTTAGAGTCCCATCTACGAAGAAGTTACCCCGGACCCTAACAGTAGTATCATTGCCAGCATCCCCAAGATAAAGAGTGTCGCTCTCATTAAGAAGTCCAAGAGCAGCCACCACATTTGCTTTATCGGTAACATCTGCTTGGGCTTCTATCGCCGCCAGTTTATCAAATTGGTCGTCAGTCATTAGACCGTGAGCATCAGTTGTAGCGTCAGGTAATGTTGCGGTTATGGTGTTGCCATCCCTAGTATTCAAAGTTAGAAGACCTTGATTGAAAGAAGAACTAAGGATGTTCTTAGGCCAAGCATTGCTTGAGAAAGTTAAGGTATCAGAACCTTCATTGACACCTATACTAATTCCTAATGAGCCACTAAAGTTTACATCAGAAAAGTTAGTGTTTTGGTCAATAATTTTCAAAAGATGTGTATTAGTGTCATCTGTACCTTCTACTTCCATTGTGTATTCTAGTTGCACACTTGCCTTTGAATCGACATAATCCTTAATGGACTTAGCAGAAGCCAAAGTATCGTGTGAAGCACTAACACTATTTAGAGCCGTATCTAGAGAACCAATTCCTGTTAAGTCCGATACTGAAACCGAAGACAACTTACTGTTTAGTTGAGTTTGTATGGATGATGTTACTCCATCTAGGTATCCTATCTCAGTTGCACTTACCCCACTAACCCCATCTAAGATGTTTATCTCAGCCGCAGAAGCAGTAATGCTTAGGTCAGATAGGCTCTCAACCTTTGCCGCTAAATTAGAAACTAGGTTAGTTATCTTGCTTTGTGCAATTGCTCCTTGCAATTGTGAGTTAGAAACACCAGCAGACTTAATCATCACATTACCGGAACTGATGGTAAAATCATCTGTATCGAATTTGGCAATTCCCTTATTGCTTGTAGTAGCATCTTCACCTGCTATAGTGAGTGTTCCAGCAGAATCATCGTAGGTTGTAGTTATTCCTTCTCCATCTGTAATTAGAGCATTGACTCTATCATCTACTCTTTCATCTGTATAGTAGAGGTTTGTGTTTTCTGATAAATCTCCTGATGTTAGTGTTAGTGACCCACCAAGATTTACTGCACTTCCATTGATAGTAACTGCTGAATTAGCAAGTTTAGCGTTAGCAATACTTCCAGCAAGTTGTGCATTAGTCACAGAAATATTAGAAACATTGCTACTCCAGTCAGCACCAGCAGTAGCACTAGCGGCAATTCCATCAAGTTTGGTTTTGAGTGTTGAGGTAAATACTTTGTTAGTAGAGCCATCTGCAATCTTATCTGCGCTAATGGCGGCACTATTCGATACATCTGCATTTACTAACTTGGTAGCAACTGCGCGGTAAGTCGAAGATATGTCCGGTATATCAGATGCAATTATCTTGCTGAATAGATTTGCTGGATTTATTCTTCTCAATCCATTAGTAGCATCATCATACATAATGAAATCTGCACTTCTATCCATTCCATTTTCAATAGTTAGTCCATCAATATCTACCTTGATAGTAGCACCTGTTCTATCTAGGCCATCACTTATTGTCAGACTAGGTTCTTTGCCTGAAAGGGCAGAAGTCAATCCACTAATTTTACTTTGAGCAATTGCCGCACTACCATTGATATGTGCATTGACTATTTCTCCATCGTTTATTTTGGCAGAAGTAATTGCATCATCTGCAATCTTAGCAGTAGTTACTGCATTGTTAGCAATAGTAGTCGCACCATCGGCACTTGATGTTACATCTCCTGAGTGATTAGGATGAACATACTTGTTGGCATCGGTAGCCCCGGTAAATCCTAGATGCCCAAGAGTCATCGTTCTTTTTGTCATTGCAGTAATATGACCAGTAGCATTAGTCTGTATCTCAGATACAACCTCAGCATTGGAAGTGTCTAAGTTAGTTGTAGCATAATTCGGATGCGTATATTTTCCTGCATCTGCTTCTGCTTGTGTAATGATGTTATGATAATTTGCACCATCATTAGTGAATTCCCATCTATCAGTTCCCTCGTTCCATCTTAGTAATACGTTAGTTGAATTCCCTCGTTCTACTTCTAACCCTGCATTTTCACTTGGAGTGTTTGCTGAGTTACTATTCAGCATTATGATATTATCTTGTAAAGATACAGTCTCGGTATTAATTGTAGTAGTAGAGCCACTTATGGTTAAATTCCCACCTACAACTAAATGACCTGCAAATGAAGCAGTATCATCACTTTGAGTTCCGATAGAGAAGTCTCCGCCAAAATCTGAATTTAACCGGGACTTTAGATTGGCTATGCTAACATCTGTATCTGTATTGGTATCAGTTTCATGTTGGTCAATCATGCTCTTGATATCAGCAGGTGTGAATCTTTTGATAGTAGTAGAATTGCCAGCAGTTCTTTCTGCTGAAGATACTTGGGCTACTCTAGCATTGTATGCAGTTTCTATCTCTGCATCTGTTTGGTCAGCAGTAGCACCACTTTCAGGGTCAGAAGACCAACTGTATAGCGTATTGATATCTGACTTGGTTTGGTCAGCAGTTGCATTTGCTTCAATCCCATCTAATTTGGTAATCTGTGTCTGCGTGGCTAATCCTGTCTGACTAGAAGTAGCATTAGGTATTGCAGACTGATATTGTATGTCTGATGTAAGAGCAATGGTTCCTGTTGAAGAAGGTAGAGTTAGAGTGGCTCCTCCCTTTGTAATTGTCCCTGCCGCATTTATCCTAACAGTTTCACTTCCACTATTTAGGATACTTAATCCTCTAGCAGTTTGAGCATAACCAAGAAATTGCACCTTTCTATTTATTGCGTCATTATCACTACCTGCTAGATATTTGACAATGGCTACAGGGATATCCCCTGCGGTCAAAGCAGATACCTTTGCGGTAGAGGAACTTGATGCTCCTGTTCTGATTTTAGTTGTATTTGCTGAATCAACTACAATCACGGCATACCAGTCATTACCTGCTCTTGCCGCCGCAGTTGTGGTTAGGGAGACTGCGCTAATAGAAACTAGAATTCCATCTCTGATAATTTTACCTGCATCAACCCCATATGTCGTATAACTGCCGCCATCTGATTGGTCAATGTCAAAACCGCTTATGACTCTATTATCTGCTAATCCTACGTTTAGCGCATTTATTATGCCACTATGGATATTATCCGTTCCGTCTACTATTCTTGTGTTTGGAGTGGTAGATAGTGTAGATAGGAACCCCGGATTTGAATTAGTCATCATGCCACCTCTATTCTAATAGTCAAAGTTAGTGTGTCAGCATTCGCCACTATCCCTGTGTTTGTGAAGGTGACTCGGCTCAAGAGGGTATCGGAAGTGTCGAAAACACCTAATTCCGAAACTCCATGATTTCCCAATTCAGAACCAAGGAAATCTACAGTCCAAACTAAGTGTGAACCTATTCTTGAGGGAGTAACGCTCTTCTGTGCTACATATGCATCTAAGGCATCTTGTGAAGCCGCCGTAGCATCTCCACCATTACCCACTTTCACAACTGTATATGCCGCCGCAATTTTACTCGCAACATCGTCTTTACCTGTATTTACTATCATTGTCTTAATCCTCCGTATTCATCTTGCTCAAAGAACTTACTGCCGTAACTCTTCTTAGTCACTAGACTATGCTCAAACCCAACTTCTTCTGTGAAGCCAACTAAATCATCAAAACCCATGTTTGAGTTATATGATAATACATTTGATGACCCCACTATCTCATACGAAACACCTACAACATTAATATTCATATCATCGAAAACGAATGTACCACCCGATACTTCTACAGTATTTCTTTTGAACAGGCTAGTGCTAACATCTCCTTGTGACATATTTATTTCAGAAAGTCTTTCGGCAATAGTTTTGTCAAAGGTTCCAACAGTCATTTGCAAAGTACCAGCAAGGACGTTTTCTATTTCAAACACAATGTAATCATTGGCAGGAATATTGTGGTTGGGGAATTTCAGTCTCAGTAAATCTCCGGCTTCAATCAATTCCAATCCTTCTTTTTGTATGTTAATGCTAATCTTTCTCAAATCATCACTATGTAGCATTAGTAGTTCATTCGCTCTAGTTTCTGCTTCGGTCTTTGTTTTGATTGTAGAATCAACTACCCTTACTTCTCTAGTCTCTCCTTTAGTGGGCCTTTCTACTGTGTGGGTTACTCTATCTCCAATCAGAACAATGCGATTTGCTTTATCGAATAATGATGTATTGGTCGATACTGAAAGTAGTTTATCAGATTCAGCATAACTTAGAGAAGCCACACGAAGATGCTTGGTATCTTCTATATCTCTAACTGTCACCTTTCCATTCTTAACATCATAATCCATTCCCTTCTTAACCAATAATGCATTCAATGTAGAATACACGTTGGTATTATCAAACTTAAGGGCCGAAACAAATGTATCATTATCCCAAAATACTATCTCATCATACTGAGAAGGGGTATAGTATCTCTTCGCTAGAGTGATTACTGCGTTAGAAACATTAGTAACCTTTCCAAGTAGATGGCCAGTATGGGTGTAAAGAATATCATCATTAGATATTCCTTGGACATTGCTTTGGCAGGTTACACTTGTGGAGGTGCTACTTGCTACGATGTTTCCGGTGGGTGTAACGAAACTCTTTGTGGCATCATAGTCTAATCCTACTGTGCGAACAATGTTTTCAACTTCTCTTTTGACCTGTGCGCCAATAGTGTATGTTGTTCCGATATGGCATGTAGTCGGCCTCTGTAGTTTGCTTTGTCTGCCTAGTCGCATTTCTATTACTTCTGCACATGAGACTACTCCATTCCCATTTAACGTACCACCGAATTTTAAGGTCAATGATGATTCAGTAGCAACAGTAGGACTAGTGACAAACCCTGCTGAAGGGTCACCTAATACTGGTCGTTTAATAGAAACTGTGACCATCTTAGTAGTAGAGTTTTCACCATCAGTAAAATTCATTTCTAATCTTTCTCCGTGTGTAAATCCAATTATGGTTTGACTAGCAACTCTTCTCTCTAACGAGTTGTCTGTGTCAGCAGTAATAGTAGAATCAATATCTAGAAGAAGATGCATCTGATAAGCAGATTCTTGATAGTGGAAATCAGTATCTCCATCCGATTCGCCGGTTTTGAAATTGACTGCGCGTTTTACTGGTTTCATTACATTGAATTCTATGTAGTCCCTATGCTCATTAAATGTGACTTCATCTATCTTCATCAATCTGTAAAATGGACATCCACTTGCAGAAAGCATTTGCCCGTCTACTACAATGGTGTGTTGTTCAAAGGCAGAAGTTGTTGGGGCTTGAGAAACAGTATGGGAAATAATTTTGACGATGTTTGATGGTATGATTGGGTTTTTGCTATTTCGTAGATTCACATCATTAGCACTATTGAAATTAGCACTTGAGTCTGCTTGTGTTCCCTTTTCAGATACTAGGTAATAGTTAGTTAAATTTGGCAAGAAACTTAGCCAAATGTGTTTAGAGCCTTGGTCTAAATTAAAGACAAGAGTGGTGTGATTTGTGGTTGAAGTATATGATGATGAGTCAACGTTGTTTAAGTCAAATATAGGCTTTAGTAGCATTTGCGCAGAAGCAACCAATCCTTCCTTTTGGGCATTGTTTAACTCTTGATGAGTTTCAGTTTTATTTGTTGATACTGCATAATCTTCCAGTCCTTCTAGCAATTTTGCGTCTGTTCTAGTTCCACCCATTGCAACCCTGACATCACCGGAATAGGGTTGTATCATCGTTGTTCTAGTATGTTGGTCAGTAGTCGCTTCAGTTCCTAAACTGTCGATGTATGTCGAGTAGCCACTATCTAGTGAAAGTGGCGCACTCGTATGGCTATGAGTTGAAGTCATGGTAGTCGGGAGTTTGAATAATTCTGTCTCATCGGTTTCTGTCATTCCTAGTTTTAGATTCTTGAAGACACCAAGGCATCCATCATATGGATGACCAAAATCTCCTGAGTAACCACTACTTATTCCTAGACCGTATTTTGGTTTGAGAGAACCTGTTAGATTGGTATCTGCATCCCCTCTAACTAATTCTTGTAGCGCATTGATGACTCTTGACATGTGAAGATAAGAGACATTGTAATCTACATTGTATCCAAGCCATCTGCTAGGAGGGTGATACAGGGAACACGTTCTATCAATATCTGCGTTAGCACTACCTCCACCATACTCCAAATCTCTCTCTTGGGAAATTAATGGGAGAATAACATTTGGAGCATCATATGCATTACCACTCTTTGACAAATTACCAAATTCAAATTTAGTTGTCTTAGTTCGCTCTCTAGTCAACCAAACGTTTGTGAATCGAATATCCTTTGTACCATCCATTCTTTCCGGTTTGTAATTAGCGGTTCTCGTATTGACTCCATCAATGCTATGTGCCGCAGTTCTATAGAGTTTGAATGGAACAGTTCCGTAGAGATGTATAGTACCGCTATCCTCCTTCCCAT